AAATTCTCTATAAGGTATAATGTACCTGTAGAAGATGTTAAAGAAGCTGTTAAAGAAGTAAGAGAAGAAACTCAAGATTATAATCTATCAGAGTTCCAATCTTTTCTTGAATCTAATAAACTTAAGATTACTGATGTTAAGAAAGTAAAATTCTGGCAAAACTTTAAAGGTGAACACAGATTTAGTGTAGATACTAAATCTGAGTGGTATAATAACCCTGAAGACCTATTAGGTGATTTTAGAGAAGCATTATCTGAGTATACTTTACCTACACATAATCCTGTAGTTAAAAAGGGTAAAGGAGAAAGTATAGCAGTTATTAATCTATATGATGCTCACATTGATAAGATTGTACTTATTGATGAAACTAATCCTAGTGGTTCTGTAGAAGATAACTGTGAGCTTTTTGAAGATGCTTTTAATAAACTATTATCACAAAGCTTAGTATATAATCCTGAGATGATTATATTCCCTGTAGGTAATGATTTCTTTAATGCAAATGATAGTCGTAATACTACAGTAAGAGGTACTCCACAAGATTCTAATCCATTCTGGAAAAAGAGTTTTATGGAAGGGTATAAAACCATTAGAAGATGCATAGATAAAGCAGCTAGCTACTGTAGTGTATATGTGGTAATGGTTATGAGTAATCATGATGCAGATAAACTTTTTTACTTAGGACAAATGCTACAAGCTACCTATGAAAAAGATGGTGCTGTATTTATTGATGATACTACAAAATCTAGAAAGTATATTACCTATGGTTCTAACCTAATAGGATTCAGCCATGGTGATAAAGAAAAAAATTACATCAAGGACTTACCTGCAACTATAATGATTGAAAACAAGAACATGATGCCAGAGATTGATTACATACATCATTTCTGTGGAGATGTTCATCACAAAGAAACTTTTCAATCTAGAACTTCTCATGATTTAAGAGGATGCACTATTTCTTTTTTAAGAGCACTATCTGAAATCAGTAAATGGGAATATGAGCAAGGATATGTAGGTGGCCATAAAACAGCAGAAAGCTATATCTTCACAAAAGATAAAGGCTTAGCAGCTAACCTTTTAGTACACATCTAATGAAATCACTAAACCAACTTAGATTTGAGTTATTAGAAATTGTCAATCAGTACACTGATGACAGTAAATTAGACTATCGTCTTATTGATGAGTTTATCATTAATAAGAGAGTAAAATGGTTTGAGAATACTTATAACAAGTTTAACAAGACTATTCCTAATGTCTATTATCAAAGTCTTAGTTGTGTGCCTGTGCAGCTAGTAGACCAATCAGAGTGTTGTGACACTACCACTGACTGTCTGATTCTAAGAACTGTTAATAAGCTTCCCTCTTTCTTAAGCTTATCAGATGGGGAATTAATTGATAAGGTATCTCCAGTAGGTATTGTTGGATTGCCTTTCAATATTATTCCATATAGAAGAGCAGAATTCTTTGGCAATGGTAGATATAATCATAACTCTGTTGGAGCTTTTTTATATAATGGGTATATGTACTTTATCTCTAAAGATAAGGTACATTATCCCCTTATTGAAAAGATAACTATTAGAGGAGTATTTAGAGACCCTAGAGATGCTGCTAAATTTATTTCTTGTGAAAATAAACCATGCTGGAATCCTGATATGGAGTTCCCACTAGAAGAAAGACTATGGGATTATTGTAAGCAAGACATTCTAAATACAGACTTTAAGATTAAGTATTCTAATCCTGAAGATGTGATGAATGACAATCAAGAAAATAGAATTGACCCTCTACCCCCTGGTGGTGGAAATCCTAAATAATTATGACAAAGAGAGGAAAGGCCCTTATTAAAAAAGACTTTATTACTAAAGACATTTATAACTATTATAAAGAGTCTTCAGATAAACCTGTGTCTTATGAAACTTTTAGAGATTTTCTTTTTTCCTCTGCTAATAATAAAGGTGTTATTGAACAGATTGTTCATAAAATTTTATACAATGCTTACATCATTGGGCTTCCTAAGTTAGGTAGCTTGTATGTAAGAAAGTATAAACCTAAGATTAAATTTAAACCTAATGGGGATTTAGACATTAGAAAGAGCCACATTAGGGTAGATTGGGGTAATACTCTTAAGCTTTGGAAAGCTGACCCTGAAGCTAAAGAAGAAAAAAGAAAAGTATATCACCTAAATAAACACTCAAAAGGATACCTTTATAAGTTTATTTGGGATAAAAGAAAACAACCTTTACCGAATAAATCCGTTTATAGATTTAAGCCTGTTAGAAAAGTAGACAGAGAGCTGTCTTATATTCTAAAAAATGGCTTGGATATAGACTATTTTGAAATAAACTATTAAATTATGTCACACATTAGCGAATGTTACTACAACTCTAAAGTAGAAAAAACTGAGAAATCAGGAAACAAGATTACCCATATCTGTGCATATGAGCTTAAGGATGGTGGTTTTCTTGTATTTAAAGATGTAAGAGAAATGCCAGAAAATAAAGATGAATACTATATGGGTGGTAAATCTATTGAAACTTTTGCTCAAGCATCTGATAGTATGCCTGATGAAATGCTTATGGAAGAAAAATCCATGAATCTTAAAAAATTAGCTGAATTAGCTAGAAAATTAGTTTAAAATGTACAATGGGCTTTTAGTATCTTCTAGCTCTGTCATTGATAAAATGTACAGAGATTTTGCTTGGGATTATACTCTTCAGTATAGTGATGTCATAGAATGGCTTGGAGAATCTTTAAGAGAACTTAAAGTGCCTTGCTTCTATGTAGATAAAGTTACTGATGGTAATAAAGATTTAGGACACAAAGACTTTATCCATATTGAAGATGGAAGAGGTAAATTACCTTGTGATTTATTCTCTATAACCCAAACTGCTTGTGCAGTAGAAGTTGAGCCTGATGTAAATAAAGCCATTGTAACTGGTGTAGTATATGTAGACTACAATACAGACCAGACCTGTACTACAGGAGATGGCAGTACACTATGTAACTCTTTGGTTTGCTCTCAAGATATGTGCAATCATGATTGTGACCCAAAACAAAAGTGCTATACTTTCCTTCCTATGAGATGGGATACTAGCACTTTTTATAAAGCTTATCACGGTACTGATATTGATTTTAGAGTCAATTCAGACCTTACTTATACTGTTAATAACAACTACATCTTTACATCATTTAAGACTGGTAAAGTAGCTATGGCTTATAAAGCTGTACCTACAGATGAAAATGGTCTACCAATGATTCCAGATAATCAGTCTGTTATTAACTATGTGACTTGGTACTTAGGTAATAAAATTGCATTTCAGCTTTATCTTACTGATAAGTATACTAGAGATAAGTATGAAGAATTTAAAGGATACTTATCTCTGTACTATCAAAAGGCTAAAAATGAAGGCAAGATGCCTAAGAGTTTGGATGAATGGGAGTCTTATAAAAACCAAAGACTTAGAACTATTCCTAAGTTCTTTGAACATAAGAGATTCTTTGGTAATCTACAAAGACCTGAAGAAAGATATAACCATCCTAGAATTAGCACATTAGGAGGATTTAGCAGTAGACTAGCTTATTAATTATGCCAAAAATAACCAGTTCTTATATTAAAGGTCTAAGCCAAGATTTGGCTATAGCTAAAAATGACAATGAGCATCTTTACAATGCTTTGGATATTGATTTAGTTACAGATACTGGTGAATCTTCTGGTATTATTTCCAACCACAAAGGAAATAAACTACAGTTTAGCATACCTAATATTCAGCCTTTATACTCTATTAAATTCACTCCTGTAGCACCTATAGCAGCTACTACACTTACTATTAATGGTACACCAGTAGTTATTTCACTATCAGCTATTACAGATTCTGTTGATATCTATAATCAGATAATTGCTAACCCAGCAATAGCTGCTGATATAGCTGCTGGTGAATATGGAGTTTATTATAATACCCAAGAGGTAGTAATTCAAGGATACTCTCTAGACCCATTGGTATCTGTTACTGCAGGAAATGATTTAACTGTAACTACTTTAGTTACTGCACAAACTGATTTATCCATTATTGGTTGGGGAACTTTAGAAGAAGAGATTATTCTACTTACTACTAGTAGAACTAATACTTCAGCTACTCCAAACAATACTGCTGGTCAAGTGTGGGTATTAGAGTATGATGATGCCACTAATACAGTAATAGGATTATTAGGTACTTCTTTAGTTGCTTCTACACATCTTAGATATAACAATATTCTTAACTTTTCACTAGCACATGAAGTTTACCGTGAAGCAATTGGTAGAAGAGAATCTTCCTTACGTGGGAATTTTTATTGGACTGATGATTATAATAATCCTCGTTGTCTTAATATCTTTAACCCCCAATGTCCTGCTATACCTGTAGGACTTTTAGATTGGAAACCTTCTGTAGATATGAGCACCCCTATCATAGAAAATGTGGTAGAAGGTGGTTTATTACTAGTAGGTACATATCAAACAGCATATCAACTATATAGTAAAGATGGAGCTGTTACAGCTTATAGTCCTGCTAGTACATTAGTACCTATTACAGATTCTAGCTTAAATGGGCCTTACTATCAATATGATGGTGCTCCTGTAGAAACACCTTCAGGTAAATCTATAATTACTACTATCAGTAATATAGATTTAAGGTATGACTTTATCAAAGTAATTCTTATTGAATACTCTGTTCAAGATGTGCCTATTATTAATTATGTCTATGATGTTCCTATTGATGGGGATTCTATGGAATTTGTAATTAGTGGTGGTGAAGATAAAATAGCTATAACAGTAGAAGAGTTTGTTAATCCTTTGATATTCTTTGATAAGGTTAAAACCTTCACTCAGAAAAAGAATAGATTATATCCTGCTAATACTGAAACTCAAACCTTTGAAGTAGAATATGATTCTAGAGCTTATAGGTTTGGAGAATTAGGCTCAGGCATTTCGCAGATTTGTAGGCTTTACTCTAGAGATGGTTCTTTTAATAATTATGATGCTACTGTTCCAGCTCAATTAGCAGCTCTATATGCTTTACCTGAAGATGCTGATGCAGTTACTCCTTACAATGATGAATCAGGAGAAGTGTTTGGTTTAATTCCAGCACAAGATTATACTTACTGGATTAATAACTATCAGTATAAATATCAAACTGATGGTACTACAATAGGTGGAGAAGGTCCTAATGTTTCTTACAAGTTTACTTACCATGACTTGAGAGGTGACTCTCAAATGGTTTATCCTAATATAGGTACAGCAACATTTGGACTTAAAAACTATAACATGACAAATGCTCCATTTGTTGATAACTTAGTTACAAGTGCAGGTTCTGTAAACTTTGGTACTCCTCCTTTAAGTGGATTTAATCATCCTATACAAGGTTGGGGAGGTTATAAAAACCCTCTTAAGTCTACCATTTATGATGGCTATGCTAGAGGAGAAGTTTATAGGTTTGGTGTAGTATTTTATAATGAAAAAGGTCAAGAATCATTTGTTAATTGGATAGCTGATATTAGAATCCCTGAGCCTTGGGAAGGAGTTATAGATGGTAGTGAGTATGCAGATTTATCTAAATATGAAGATGATGGACTTGGAGATAAGAGAATTTATACTAGGTCAATGGGTGTAGAATTTACATTCCAAAACCTACCTGCAAATATTACAGGCTTAAGAATAGTAAGAGTAGAAAGACAAAAGAAAGATAAAACTAGATTTGGTACAGGTGCTTTATTTGGATTACTAGATAGCAGAATTATGCTATCAGGCACAGGTGTTTCTACTGATTGTTTTCACTTAATGTCTTTTAGTAACTCTGAAACTAATACTGGAGCTAATCCAGAAATACCTCTACTATTTATTAATAATGATTTTAGCGAAGGAGAAACTTGGAATTCTGGTTTAAGCACTGGAGCTGCACCTGCACATCATGGAGCAGATACTGGTGCTACTAGTGCTATAGTACTACGAAAAAATGAGCTAGGTGTAATTAAATTCCCAGAATTTGATTTTGAAGAATATGCTGTAGGAGATGCTTCACATATTAAGCTTATTCAAGCATTTGAATTTACTCCTACCTCAGGTATTGTGCCAGGACTTCCAGATGCAAATACTTACTACACAGGAACATTTACAGGACTAAGAGAATTCTATAACCAAGGTGTTTGTTATTGGGCAGATTATATTAGTGGTGCTTCTAGACAAGCTGGAGCATTTTTAGCTAAGTATCAAACTTTAGCTTATTCTGTAGCTAGTAGAGGTAATACCATTGTAAATATTTTAAGACAAACAGAAGTAGATATTGAAGGAATTATACCTTCTAGTTTTTCTCCTGTAAAAATGGCTAGTAAAGATTACCACCATATATCAATATACACATTACCTAACACTGAAACAGATGGTGCTGGTACTGATTGGGAATTATCTGGATTTGCTTCTAAGTCACTATTTTGTGATTTTAATGGTAATTGCAATGTTCTTGACCCAGTTACACAAGGTGGAGCTTATGAAGATAATGTTGTAGTAGGTCCTAAAGACCCTGCTTATAGAGTAGTATCTCTTTGTAGATATAATTTTGGACAATATGGTGGACCTTGGAGAGCTTCTAGGTATAATAATACTTACATATCTGCATCTGATTTTTTCCCTAAAAGTGTAATAGCTTCTACACAAGCTGTTGAAGTATTTGGTGGAGATATCTATTGCTCTTACTATAGCACTACATTAGGGTTCTTTCATTGGAAAGAAACTTTTGGATTTACTAATGCATCACCTTCAGGACTAGGAGAAAACTATAACCCTGTAGCAAGGTCAATGTCAGCATTTGCTTTAGCTTTTCCTTGTGAAACAACTATTAATACTGAGTACAGAGATGGCTCTTATTGGAATAATAGTCAAGTATTTACCTCACCTAATAATGGTATTCAGAATGTAACTCCTGGAGCAGCTGGAACTGATTTTGCTAAATTCTTAGTAGATGAATATACCTACAATAAAGCATATTCTCAGGACAATAACTTAAAAGTATATTCTCCTAAACCTTTTAACTTAGATACTGATGAAGACCAACCTAACTGGGTGTGGGTATCAGAAGAAAAGTTTGATAGAGAAATTGAAGATAACTGGAGAAAATATTTGATTAATAACTACTTAGCTCTTGAAGGTAACTATGGAGAGATTAATAAAATAACAAATCTCAAAGAAGCAATTGTAGCTTTCCAAAGTAGAGCTATAGCTCAAGTTAGTTCTCAAGAAAATACAGCTGTACCTGATGCAGGTACTGGTGCTGTTTATCAAGTGGGTACTGGTAATGTATTAGCTAGGTATGATTACTTAAGTAAAGATTATGGTTCTTTCCATCAGCATAGTGTAGTTACTGGCCCTGCTGCTATTTATTCTTTTGATGCTAGAACTAAAAAGTTCTTCAGAGTAGGTCAGGGATTAGAGAATATATCTGATGTTAAAGGCTTATCAGCTTTCTTTAGAAAAAAGCTACAAGGAGTTATTCTAGACTCTGACCAAGTATTACTTAATACAGGTATCCATGGTGCTTATGATTCTAAGTACAATAAAGTCTATATGACTTTCATGAATAAGTTTGATATTGATTTTAATACTGTAACTGTTGTAGCAGGAAGCCCTACTAAGTACATACTTAATGGTTACTCACCTAAAGAGCTATCAGTACTAAGCATAGGAGATGTATTTTATATTGGTTCTAATATTTACAAGGTAGAAGATATCAATACTACTCAATTAACTGTATCATTAGTTACTGGTTCTATAACTCCATTACTACAAAAGAATCAGATTGTTTATAAGTTCACTATTGCTTTCAATGAAATGTTGCAAGCATTTGAATCTTTCTATTCTTTCACTCCTTCACTATATTTACCTACAGGTAAAAGATTACTATCATCAAATCCTTTTGATACTAGTAACTCTGTGTATTTGCATAATGAAGGAAACTTTGGACAATTCTATAATCAGAACCCATCTATATCAGAAGCAGAGTTTATAGTTAACTTCCCAGATGCAACTAAAACTCCTACATTTCGTTTAGATACATTAGAGTTCTGGTCAGAAGTATTTGATATAAATGGCATTGATATTCCTCTAGAAACCATAACAGGTATTCTATTGTATAATGACTATCAAACTACTGGTTCATCTCTGTTACTATTAACACCACAACAAAATGTTGTTAGAAGAGAAAGAACATGGAGAATCAATGCTATCAGAGATTTCAACAGCCCTTTGCCAATTAAGCCATACCTTAGAGATGTATATGTTAAGATTAAAATCTTTTATAATAACCAAGGTAACAGATACTTTAGGCTTAATGATTTTAATACTAATATTACTTTAAGTTATTACTAATGCCTAGTAAAAGAATTAAAAAGCCTATTAGAAGGAAAAAGAAATCTGACTATCCTGGAGAAATGTCTTTTAGAAAGGCATTAGGTATGAATCCCACTTATTATCAAAATGGTGGTGACTATAATATGCAAAGAGCACTAGAGTTAGGTTATACTCCAGATGAAACAGGTCATTGGCCATCAGTAAATAGTACTAGTGGTATGTGGTTAAAAAGCAAACAACATCCTACAGCTTGGATGGAGTCTATGTATGGCTATCAACTTAATCCTGAAGTTTATAAAAACTACAATATAGTACATAACCCAGAAGGTTACTTTGGAGAAAATCAACTACAGTATGTAGAAAAAAATAAGCGAAATGGTGGAAAACTATACTATCAAGAAGATAACAGTACTATCCCAGTAACTGTAAAATATGGTTCTCCAGAATATGAGCAAGCATATAATCAAGGAACACTAACTACTAGATTCTCTGGTGACCCTGAAGATTTTGTTAGAGCTAAAACATTACCAGAATTTAAAGTAACACCCCAGTATACAAGTTTATATAATGACTTAGGATATTTAGCTTTAGAAGGTTCAAAAGGATTAGCTGAACTTACAGGTGTTCCAGGAACAGTTAGATTTGCAAGAAACCCTGTACAAAGTTTAAAAGGTGCTGGTAATACTCTTGTTGATTTAGGAATGACAATTGCCCCATTTGCTAGGATGAATCCTGCAGGTGGTATTCAATATGCTACACAAGGTGTTAATCCTCTAACTGGTGAGGGGTCTTATAGAGCAGAAGATGTTGAAGGAGCTTTTAATACATTAGAGGCTGTAGGTTTAGCAACAGAATTAGGTGCAGTACTTAAAGCTCCTGTTACTGCAGGAATGAAACAGCTTGGTAGATATGCTACAACACAGACCCCTTTAAAGAATACTTGGAAATTAAATCCTTATGCTGAAAACTTAGGACAATACAATAGAGTGGTAGGTCAAGATGCGATTTTAGATTTACAACAAAGTGGATTGGTTAGATCAGGTAGGGGTGCACCAACAACAACAGATGGAATAACTGTCCGTAGACCTACTGCTTTTCCTTCTTTTGCAAAAGGAGCTCCTCGTCAAACATATATTAATCAAGTTGAACAAACAGGGCAAACACCTTTTGTTATATCTACTGATAGATCTATGGGAGTATCTACATTAGGTAGACATGGTAAAGGCACAACTCATTTTCCTGTAAATAAATCTGGTAATTATTTATCTAGTTTTCCTGCAAATGAGGCAAGAGTTTATGAAGCAAGACCAAATTGGCTAAAAGGATATCAACAAGTAGAAGTACCAAGACAACTGCCAGGTTCTCCTAATGCTGGTAGAGGTTTTAAATCAGAAATAGATTGGAGAAACTGGGTAAAGTATAAAGAAGATTTTGATAATAATCCACAAGTAATTCAAGAGCTTATTGATATAGAAAAAAGAACTAAAGCTGATGGTACATGGATGAAGTATTCTGATGGCACTCCATTTGATGGAACTCCAGAAGAGTTTATAGTAATGAATAGTACTAATCTTAGAAGGTATGCAGGCAGCAAAGAAGCTGCTGAAAACATGTATAAAAATAAATTATATCATGGTACTCCTTCTAAGACATTAGATGATTTTAATGTAGATAAAGCAGATAGATTAATTAGTGGTGATGAATATGAGGATTTAATATTTACAAGCACAAATAAAGATGTTGCAAAGGAATATGCAGGTGAATCTGGAGAAGTATTAG